GACGGCCTGTTCGGCGTCCATCCAGGTCTCGGCATCCATCAGCGCCGCGATGATCCCGGTATCGTCATCGGCGCGCCGGGCATAGGTACGGGCCAGGGCGGCGTCGATGCCGGCCAGAACGGCGGACATCGCCGCGTGGTCGCCACGGTCGCCAATGGTCACGGCCCAGGCATTGTGAATCATCAGGAACGCATTCGCATGCATGGCGATATCGTCGCCTGCCATGGCGATGATCGATGCCGCGGAGGCCGCAACGCCGGTGACGACGACCTCGATCCGGGCGTCGTGCTGCACCAGGTCATTGAACATGGCGATGCCGTCGAAGACGTCGCCGCCCGGGCTGTTGATTTCCAGCCGGATGCGCGGCGTCGTGATCCGCGCCAGGGCGCCGCGCAGCATCGCCGCGCTGATGCCACATTCGCCGATCTCATCATAGATCACCAGCGTGGTGCAGTCTTCGCCAGCCGCCTTGACGTCGAACCGTCGGCCCATGGCGCGGGCGAAGACGCCGCGCCGGGCATGACCGGGAATGGTCTCCGGCAGGTCGATCGGGCGCACGGCGCCGGCCATGATGGCCCCGCGAAACCGCGCCGACATGTGACCGGGCAGGGTGATCGCTGCATCGTTCATGGCTGGGACTCTCCCGTTTCGTCGTTCATCAGCGGACCCGTGTCCGACTGCATGTTACTTTCGATGATGTAGCGATCGCCGCCGGGGTCGGTGCGACGGTCCATGTCGTTCAGCTGCCGCCATTCATTGGCGCTGATCACCCCGGCACGGCGCTGGATGTTCAGCGATTCCGCCCGGGCCTTCGGGTCACCGCGCAGCAGGGCATCGACGTTGTGTTTCACCTGCACCCGGTCGCGGTCCCGTTCGGAAACCAGCGAAAACAGAACCGCCTGTTCCCAGCGGATCAGCCAGGGCGCGATGCTGTATTTCAGGACTTCCAGCGACTGTTCGGTGATGTTGCTGAACGTCGCCCGCTCCAGGTCATAGACCAGGTGCGGCGGCACGCCGTAGATCCGGCAGATGTCCAGCAGGCTGAACTTGCGGCCATCGATGAACTGGGCATCGCGGTGATTCAGGCTGACCGGTTCAAAGGTCATGCCTTGGGGCAGAATGGCGGTGCTGTAGGCGCGCGGGCCCGAATACAGTTCCTGCATGTCTTCGCGAAGATCGGCGCGGCTTTCCTTGCCGATGTCGATGCCGGCCGGCGTTGAAATCACCGCCGACGGCTTCGCGCCATTGGCCCAGAACCGCCCGGCGTGGTCCTGCATCGCCTGGCTTTCGCCGAAGGTGTTGAGAAACACGGACACCGGCGACAGCCCCTGGATGCCGTCATTTGACGGGCCGCGCAGGTGGAATATCCTGTCCTGCTGATAGACTGTTTCGGCACCGCCACGCGGGTCGCGCCAGACCCATTCCGGCAGGCCCCGGTCGCTCATCTCGATGCGGTAATGCGCCGGGTGCAGCCGGATCATCTGCACAGCCCGATCGCCGTTGCGAGTGATCAGGGCGCAACCGTTGCCGGTCTTCAATGCGTCGTCGGTCAGCAGCTCGCGAAACTCGTAGGGCCTTTGCCACGGGTTCGGGGCCGACAGCACCCGCGCCGCCTGCATCTCCGGGGCAGGGGTGCGACTGCCGCTGGCCACCGTCATGACCCGGATCGGCAGCTGCGACACGGTTTCGGAAAGGAACCGGATGCATCGATGCGCCGCCGGGATCCCCGACACGCTGGCCGACGTCACCGACACGCCGGCGATGGCGCGGTTCGTGTAGCGGTCCAGCGCCTTCTCCAGATCCACCGGTGACGTGATTTCGGCACGCACGCCCAGCCAGCCACCCAGCGCCCGGCCCAGCCTATGCAGCATCGAAGATCCCGCCACGCTCGTACTCGATGACCTGCGGTGCGGAATCCTTTGCCAGCGGCATCTGCGACATGGCCATCAGGCCCGCCGCGATCCCGTCGATCTTCTGCTTGCTCATGGCTGATTCCTTCTTTGGCAGGATGCTGCCGTCGACCCGCCGCTCGACCACGCAATTACTGGCCTGCCAGGTCAGACAGGGGTTGCCGGGATGCGCGAAACGGCCCTGCGACCTCACCCGCGCCTCCAGGTCCAGCGCCGGCGCGCCGATGTTCGCGGCCGTGTAGCCCAGGATGCCGGCGGGCAGTCCGTCGGCGGCCAGCCGGGTGACGATGTCGGGACCGGTGCCCCAGCGATCGAACACCACCGACCGGACGTTGAACCGGTCGCAGGCTTCCCGGATATGGCTTTCGATGCCTTCGGTATCGATCCAGTCGCCGTCGGTGGCGGTGACGATGCCCGCGTCGGTCCAGACCTTGTAGAAGTCCATCGACATTTCACGGACGCGCCGCTGGATGACTTCGCGCGGCAGCCAGAACTGCGGAAACCAGACCAGCTCGCCATCGCGGCGGAACACGAGCACGACCGCCGTCATGTCGTCGCGCTCCGACATGTCGGCGCCGATCCAGCAGTCCTCGCCTTCGAAATCATCCAGACACAGGGCAGGGTCGGCGCATGCGTTCCATTCATCCAGCTTCAGCCAGTTCGTGGCCGATTGCAGCCAGCGGTTCAGATCCTTCGTGACGAACTCGGCATCGCTTTCGTTGCTGTTCGCCGCTTCCAGCGCCCGGTCTTGCATGTATCGCAGCTGCTTCGACTTGCCGAGGTTCGGGTTCGCCTTGATCCAGACCGCCGGGTCCTGCGTGTCGTCGCCTTCGTCCAGTGTATAGATCAGCCCGAAATAGTGATCGGCGGCGAACACGGCCTCCAGCACCTTCACCACCAGCTGGCGCTGTTCGTAACATGGACCTTCGATGTTGCGCCCCGCCGTGGTGATGATCAGGGCCATCGGGTTCAGGCGCGCGCCCTGGGCGGTGCGCAGCACGTCCCACAGGCCGCGATCCTTGTGGGCGTGGAATTCGTCCATGCACAATGCATGCGGGTTCAGTCCGTCCTGCGTCGATGACTTCGCGTTGATCGGCTTGATGTCGCCCATGTTGCTGGCGACCGTGATGCTGTTCGCCCAGGTCTCGATGCCGAAGGCTTCGCGCAGGGCGGGGGTCGCTTCGGCCATCTTCCGCATGACGCCCCAGACGATGCGCGCCTGGTCGCCGGTGGTCGCCGCCGTCTTGACCTGCGGGCCGATCTCGCCTTCACAGACCGCGCAATACCATAGGATCGCCGCGGCGAAAGCCGACTTGCCGTTCTTCCGTGCGCACTCGATATAGGCGGTGCTGAACCGGCGGCCCAGGTCATGGCCGTCGGCGTCCACCCGTCGGAACCCGAACAGGTTCACGACGATGAACACCTGCCACGGCTCCAGCTTCAGGCACGGCGTTTCCCAGCGGCCCTCGACATGGGGCATCCGCTCGATGAATGCACAGGCGTCGCTGGCATGGGCGCGGCTGAAGATGAACGGCGGTCGCTTCCTTCGTGCCCGGTTCAGGTCATCCAGAAACCGCTGCGCCGCATGCCGCAGCAGCTTGCAATGCTTTCGGCCCTTGGCATCCCGGACCGCCGCCTGCGCATAGCGCCGGGCGATGGCAACGAAGTCGCGGCTATGCCGGGCGGACGCCATGTCGCGCGAACGGGTTGACCTTCGACGCCCCGGGCGCCTGGCCGACCCGCGATTTCACGCCGCCCAGGCCGAACACTTCCAGCTGCTTGCGCAGTTCGGCGATAGCCGCCACCGATGGCGATTCTCCCTTTCCCTCGAAATACAGCCGGAACTGCGCGGTCACATGCGCCTGAAGCTGACACATGTTCGCGAACGCCTGGCTGTCCTTCTCGGTCGCCAGCTTGTTCGCGTCGACCAGCACGACCAGATCGTTCCAGACCTCCTGCGCCGGGGCAGGGAACCCAGACGGCACGCGCGGCAAGTCGATTTCCACTTCGTCACGCGGATGCGTCGCGGCAGATGGCGCCGTACCGCGCCGCGCCTTCGTCGATGCCGGAACCGGCTTCGTTCCTCGTTTCATCTCGATCACCTCCGACTGTCGCAAGCCCGTGAACAGCGAATCAATGACGGCCGGCTCCTGTACCGCAAACCCTTTACCGAACGCGGCATGCACCCGCTGCACGGCTCAGGCAAACACACCGCCTTTACCAAAAATCACTCAATAAAAACATTAACTTACACAGAACATTAACCCCCACACCCCTTTTTTTGAC